TGAACTCACGGATATCGTGTCTCAGCAGTATAAAAACGCATTCAGTGTCTATCAGAAACTATTAGAAAAAGGTGTATGCCGGGAACAAGCGCGTGGGGTTTTACCCCAATCGACATACACTTCGTTCGTGTGGAAAATGGATCTTCATAATCTCATGCATTTTCTTCATCTGCGAATGGATCACCACGCCCAGAAGGAGATTCGGGATTATGCGACAGCCATTTATGAACTCGTACAACCTCTCGTACCCCTCACGATGGAGGCCTTCATGGATTTCCGTGTGAATGCCATGCACCTCACAGGACCGGAGGTGGAGGCTATAGCCAACGGTACCGAGATTGAATCACCAGGTGAACGCAGAGAATTTCAAGAAAAGGTGAAACGCTTAAAAATAAATATCGATACAATACAAAATTAAGATGTTAGCTCTCAATATTTTTTCAATCACGACTCCCAACTTTAAGAAATTCGGTAAAAAGATGCAGAAGCAGCGTAAGGGTGACATCGACCGAATCGTGGATCGACTGTCTGATATAGCCAAGGAAGAGACCAACCGCGCGAAGGATATTTTTGAAGAGCACAAAAAGGTACTCACACCCAAAAAACAGCGTACACCATCTAAAAAGACTTCTATTGACTTTTACGAAAAGTAAACCACAGTGCACACATGACAAAAAATATCGCGAGTGGTGTATCTCCAAATTGTTCGGCTAATAGCGTACACAAAACACTGTATTGTACCACCTGTATATCCTGTCTAGTTTTGACTATCGTTCGTTTCATGGATGCTCTGGATTTTTCCAAACCCAGAACAGTCGTACTGATCTTTCCAATCTTCAGAGGTATCTCTGTCGTTCTGAGTAGCACATCGTTGACATTGAAAGCTTCTATGAATTGTTGTTGAATCATGGGTTCGAGATATGTAAAATAGTCAAAGTCTGGATCTAACTGTACACATATACCCTCTATGGTGGAGAATGCCTTGGCGAGATATACGAAGCTCGTGGGTACCATGAATGGTTTCTCTATGGCTAATTGTACAGCGAGTTCATCATTCATGATACCAGAACCATCTAGGGTTTCGAGGTAGCCTAATATAGTTTCAAAAAATAATTCGATATCTGAAATATCCGATGTGGTCGGTACTATGACACCCAATTTTATGAGTACATTCACGATACCAGTCGTATCCCTCGTGATGATGTATCCAAAGAGTTCCTTAAATCCATCTCTCAATTCTTCAGAGAGAGGAATGAGTAGTCCAAAATCGTAAAATACAAGTTTACCCCTCGACGAAAATCCCAAGTTACCCGGGTGGGGGTCAGCGTGGAAAAGACCGTTATCCATAGTCTGAATGACATATGAATTGATAAGTGCTTTACAGATACTTTTTTTATTCACTTTTGGGTTTGTGATTTCCGTGAGTTTAGTTGATGGTACATATTCCATGACTATCATGTCTTGATTTGAATACTTTTTATACACTCTGGGTATCTTGACCCATTCTACATCTGACATACTTTTTCTGAAAGCCACCGCATTCTGTATTTCCTTTTCATAATCCGCCTCACCCAAGAGATATTCTATCGACTCATCGAGTACACTCCCAGTTCCATTCCCAGTATCGATACCCACGCGCTCCAGAAACTGAACAATGTCTCTTATGGTGTTCGTATCCTCTTCCATCACCTCCAGTATCCCGGGTCGCTTCAACTTCACCACCACCTTTTGACCCGTGTGAAGTACAGCCATGTGTACCTGTCCAATACTCGCAGATTTGAATGGCACGGGGTCGAGCATTTTAAATACATCTTGATACATGGTGGAGTCGATTTCCACGGGAGGGACGTCGTCTTGTAGAGATTCCAACTCTTTTGTAAATTCAGGTGGGTAGAGATCTCCTCTCGTCGAAGCGATTTGACCTAATTTTACAAATGTTGGACCGAGTTCGAGAAGTTGATCCCTCGTCCAGCGACCGAGATTAGATTTATCTTTTACAGTCGCGTTTTTCCACAAGAATGTACCAGCGAATTTCCATGTTTTTATTTTACGATGGACTGGTACTTGATGTGAAACGCATAACATCCTACTTTTTATAAAGTTTTTTTTATTCTTTTAAATTATAAAACATGTCTCTCGTTAAGAATGCATTTAAACCAGTGACGGGTCCACTCGAAACTTTTATAAAACAGCAACCAGTCATTTTCAGTCTCATCGTGGTCTACCAGGGATTATTTTCCGGTAATGCGATTGAAATTCCAAATAATCTCAAGGTACTCTTCGATAATAAACTATTTCGTTTCATGTCACTACTTCTCATAGCCTTCACGGCTACTCGTGACATCGAGTATGCGTTGTTATCAACCTTTATATTCCTAGGTATCATGTACCTATTTAAAACTCCAGAAGAGCGTGAAAAATATGGGTTTATTTAATTTTATCACCTAAAAGTAGAATGAAGGTTCATATCGTCGGTGCCGGTCCGACTGGATTATCACTCGCTTGGGAAATTTTGAAATCGACAGAACATGAAGTACACATTTACGATCGAAAAATGTCAGCCGGTGGCTCCTGGTGGGAGCCATCTATCGAGGAGAGAGACATGCATTCACATAGGGTTGTTTTTGACCATGCCTTCATAAACACTCGTTCCATTTTTCAGGAGATGGGTATAGATTGGAATGTAATCTTTCAAAAGGATGAAGGTATCAATTATTACAAAGCATTCACATTGAAAGATTACGGTACACTAGCTTCTCTCGTGGGTCGGGTGTTCACACGACCGGATGTGTACAAGAGAATGTCACTAAAAGACGCTCTGGGTCCCATGAGTGAGAAGGGTGGTAGAATGATAGAGTGGGTGACACAGGTCATGGATGGTGTCACTTGGGATGTCATGTCTGCGTATGAGTTTGTTAAAAATCCAGATCATGTATTGACATCGACACCGTTTACCCAGAGGGTTTCGGGTAAAGTGATGTGTGACGCCATGGAAGAGGCTGTGCTGAACGCGGGTGGCCACTTTACATTCAACATCACACTCGAGAATGTCGAGTATGAAGAGGATGCGTATAAGGCTACATTTTCAGATGGTAAAGTCATAGATGATGGAATGTTATTTTTGTGTCTAGACAATAGCCCGGCTCTCGACTTTTTGGGAGATAATTGGGGACCCGACGCGGATAAAAAGGTACGAGAGAGTACGTACGGTGCCATAAATGTTTTGTTAGATTATGAAGAACCAATCGAGAAGTTGGCATCATCTCATACGGAATGGGACATCATACCAAAAGTACTCTCGAATGGAAAGACTATATCGTGTGTCATATGTAACCTCACCGGTGAAATATTACACACAGATCCAGAAAAGCTGAAAGCCGGTGTGATTCAACAACTCAATCTGCCCAACCCCCCAAAAAATGTGAGGATCGGATGGGGCTCGGAGTGGAATGGTGAGAAATGGACATTCACACAATCATCTGGTGTACTCAGTCTTCACGGACAACTCCCGTTTTTTGGAAAGTGTACAAAGGTTGCCATGTGTGGTATGATGTCCGAGCGACGAACACCTTACTCGAGTATAGAGGCTGCGGTGGAAGTCTCCAGGGGGTTGAGTCATGAAGTGTTTGGTACGAGACAACCACTACAGAATACAACACTCACGCAGTACCTCCTCGTTTTCACAGTCGTACTTATAGTTTTAATTCTCTTGTATCGTAATAGAAACACATGAAGTGTTCTGTGGTTGTTCATCAGTCAATGTACGATCACAACGACAAAAAATACATGAGACTACTCTTACCCTATTCATGTGCGGAACACGTGGCTGCTATCCATGCCAGTAAATCACATCTCCTCGCGCACATGAATGTCGTCAACCCCCTAGAAGGATTGATACTCACCGTCAAGGTACCGTATCGATACAGACGTGTCATGTGTACCGTCACCGGAAAACCTATACAGGCACTCAAGAAAGGGGATGTGCTCGAGGTTGACATAGAATATAAAGGTGTCTGGAATGTGGGTGAGTATTCGGGGTTTTCTTGGTTACTTAAAAGTTCAGTGTACATAGATTAAGTAATGACCACTCTCACCAGGACGGGGTATCTCGTTCCTAATATACCAGAATTATCAAATATTAAAAAAGAATTAACTGTAAGACCACAGGTCAATGGCGATTATGGATTTCCTCCACCGCCTTTTAAAGTTTTCAAACCAGCTAAGAATGGAATCTGCGTTCCAAGATTCTACGGAACTTCTACACTTGGAGAGCCTGCCAGTGACAGGAGACCAGAACCCAAGAGGATTAAAACAACCTTTGTTGGAAAACTCAGAGACGCCACCCATCAAAATGAAGCACTCCAGGCAGCTCTTAAAGCCGGACATGGGGTATTATCCCTTCCATGTGGTTATGGGAAAACGACTGTATCATTGGCTATCGCCTGCACCCTCGGATATCGAACGATGATTGTCGTGCACAAACAATTTTTAGCGGATCAATGGAAGGAACGCATACAACAATTTTGCCCAGGGGCTACCATAGGTACCGTGCAACAGGACAAAAAGGAGGTGGAGTGTGATTTTGTCATCGCTATGCTTCAGTCACTCTCTCTGAAGGAGTATACATTTTCAGATTTTGAAAGTGTCGGGACACTCATAGTAGACGAGGCTCATCATGTGTGTGCCAAGGTTTTTAGTCAGAGTCTCTTCAAGTTGTGTCCTAAGCACATTTACGGCCTCTCGGCAACCCCCGAGCGCAAAGATGGTCTGACTAAAGTACTCCACTGGTTCATGGGACCCACATTCTTCGCGGTGGAGCGAAAAAATCAAGAGCAGGTACGGGTGTTTACGGTTGTTTACGATTCGCCTCGATTCAGAGATCCACCCCCGACGATGAGAAATGGTAAAATTTCCATGCCAGCCATGATCACAGAACTCGTGGAGGATCGAGAAAGGAATAAATTGCTCGTGGCACTCGTGAAGAAGGCTTCGGCCGGTACGAGACAGCTGCTCGTTCTGAGCGACAGAAGATTGCATTGTGAATTTCTTCATCAATGTTTTCCAAAAAGTTCCGGTCTATACATGGGTGGTATGAAGGAGGAACAACTACAGGAATCTTCGAAAAAAAAGATTATATTCGCCACATTTAGTCAGGCACACGAAGGTTTGGATATTCCCACATTAGATACCGTGATTTTAGCCTCCCCTAAATCTGACATTACCCAAAGTATCGGTCGAATCATGAGAGAGACGAAGGGTAAAAAGAACGACCCACATATTTATGATGTTCATGATAAATGGTCTGTTTTTTCAGCCATGTACTACAAGAGGTTGAAAGTGTACAGACAGGGTGGATTCATGATGAGCGAAAATGGTCCATCGGATGAGTGTACATTTCCTCAGGGAAAGTGCTTGTTTTTATAATCTGAGTCATATTTAAATGTCCGGTGCATTAATACAACTCGTCTCTAAGGGTGTCCAAGACGTGTATCTCACGAGTGACGAAGGAAATTCATTTTTTAGAATTAAATTCACACGGCACACGAATTTTTCACAGGCTCCCAAGTACATAAAGACTATCACCACCATGGATAACTCCATGACGATACCAGTGCTTGGTGATGTTATTAATGGTTTGTGGTTCGAATCCGACAGTAATCATAACATCGCTTCTAATCTTTTTTATAATTCCACCATCGATCTTTATGTTGGGGGTCAAAAGATTGATTCTCAACATTTCGATTATTACAGTGAAATTTGGCCAAATTATTTAGCGGACACCTACAATAAATCACAAGAACTCAACACGAAGGCTTCACTCTCCAATAAATTTTTTGTACCCCTCCACTTTTTCTTTTGTGATCACAAAGCCTTTTTACCCCTCGTGGCTTTACAACACCATCAGGTGGAATTACGAATTAATTTCGATGAGACGGTCGTACAAAATTTACCCGAGGGTGAAAAGCAGGCGATACTATACGGTAATTATATTTTTCTAGATAAGGATGAACGAGAGGCGCTCGTCAAGCGTCCCATGGATTTTGTCATTACACAAACACAAAAACTCGAATTTCCATTGAATAGTGTCATCGATAACACAGTCGAATCAGGAGGGTACAACGCTTTAGATATCTCCACATTTAATCATCCAGTCAAATCACTCTTTTTTGGATTTGGTGCCAGACAGATGAATCCAGCGAGTGATCGCTTTTCATTTGTAAATGCGGATTTGTACATCAACGGAACATCCCTATTTGAAAACATGTCACCAGTTTATTTTCATACTGTACAAAACTATTACAAATCAACATATGGCCGAACCTATTTCAACATGCCTACACATTCCCCGACATATACAAGGTATTTCGCGTACCACTTTTGTTTAAACGCATCCGAATATAATCCATCCGGTTCGTGTAACTTTAGTCGACTAGATAATGGTAAACTCGTTATCAGGGGTGTAGAGGCTGTGAATAGACAAAACATGTATGTGTACGCCGTCAATTACAATGTACTACGGATCAAGGATGGTTTAGCTGGAATTTTATTCGGTAACTAATATATATGGCAGCACAAGCCGATGGTATATTGGTCACAGCCGGACAAATTTATGTGAGTAGTCTGGATGCCGCACCGAGAGAACAAGATGTTATTGCGGGTGTGGCGAGTATCGATGCCGGTGAGATTGTGGCGGATGAGATTGAAACGACAAACCTGATTCTGTCTGGACAGTTAATTACAGAACTTACAAGTGTTACTAATTTGACTGGTTCATTAGCCGCAAATATCGCGACTATAAAAAAATTAGGAATTGGGGTGAGTAATCCAGTTAACGATTTTCAAATTGGAGAAAATGATGTCATCGTAAACACAAAAGCCGATGATCTGATGGTGGTGAATGGGAACGTGGTCAATTCAAACATGACCGCGAGAAATATTATAAAAACAGAAAATGATGTATTTTTGGTCAATTCGGGTAGTATCAATGTTGTGACGGTGACTGGTAACACAGTCACCACGAACCTCACGGCAACTAATAAAATCGTCGTCGGTCCAGTGAATCAAATTGAAACTGTCGCGCAATTTAAAAACGGTAATGTAGTCGTAAATAATGGTAATTTATTGATCACCGGTAATATCAATGTCACTGGAAATGTATCGATAGATGAAGATCTCACGTATAGAACTTCTGAAAATCTCATCGTGTCGAACGCGGTCATTCAAATGGCCGATGGTACACCATCCGGGGATTACGATAACGGACTACTCATGACTGTTCACCAAGGCCTTGAACCAAACGTGGCCATTGGTTATTCCGTATCGAATAATGAAATTATATTTGCAAAAACTTTTGGTAGTGCACGAGATATCGGAAGTAGATCAAGTGGTAGGTACATACCAATTGATTCTAATGTGGTGAACATACACGTGTATGGACAATTGTACACAGAGGGTTCAGTGGGTGTGGCTAACATCAATCCAGCTCACACACTATCCATAGGATCCAACGTCTACTTTGAAGATTCTGGGTCTAATGTCATGCACGCAGATGGAAATGTATTCATAGAAAAGTTGCAGGTGGGTTCAGGGGGTTTCACAAGTTCTGGTTCACTCTTCCAGATTAACCCCGGTTCCACCGTTCCCGTCGTATTTGGTGCGAATGTACAGAGTGATTCCATACGAACCACTGGTACGTTCAACTCTGGCATCGCAAACACCTCACCAACGGATACACTCTCTGTAGGTGACAAAGTATTTATGAATGTAACATCGGCTAATGTACTCACGGTAGTGGGTAATACCGTGAGTACAAATGTGGAGACGGATATCGTATTTTCCAAAGGAAATCTTGGTGTGAAAGCTCTCACCGGACAACTCACACTACGTACCGCAACCGATACATCGAACACCACGAGTATCACGATGGATGGTGACACACGACAAGATGTTCGTTTCACGACTAAAAATACCGAGAGGATGCGTCTGACAAAAGATGGTAAATTGGGTATAGCCAACACAAACCCCTCAGAAGCTCTCACGGTGTCTGGAAATGTTCATGTGACGGGAAGTAACGCGGTGGTGTACGGCACGGGTGGTATGCGTATGTATTCAGTACCGAGTGCTGGCGAAAATAGAATCGAAAACACAGTCTCGAGCGGTAAAGGGCTCAATTTTTATGCGAGTAAAACATCCACGATGGGTACGGCTAAGATGACAATTTTAGAGACTGGTAATGTGGGTATAGGTTCGACACAGCCACAGGGTATTTTACATACTTCGGGTGGCACAGTCTTTATAAACGATCAACCCACTAATACAAATGGATACAGTCACGGTGGTACACCTTTGGTTGTATCGAATACGAGTGGTATTCAGAGTATAAATGATCTTGGAAATGTATTGGAATTTACACGGCATAGTGTCAATCCAACTTCGAATGCGGCTAGGGTTACATTCAAACTGGGTAAATATTACACCGGTGATGTGGGTTCGAGATCTAGGATGTCCATATCACTAGCCGATGATTCATACTCGGATTCGTCGTCTGATATATTAACTCTACTCGCCAATGGTAAAGTTGGTATAGGTCATACACAACCTTCTGCACATCTAGAGATTAAATCCACAGGTTTTGGAAATCCAAGAGAAAACGGTCTACTCGTGCATAACCATGACCAAGGTGATGCCATCATCGCCGTTCAATCCGAACTTGACGGTATTGGGAACGCCTTTACTAGTTACATACAAACGACAGGTACGATATACTCGGGATGGTCCTCTGGTGTATCCGGTCCAAACGGTGATTATAGGATTACGAAAAATCATCAAAAAGTTAAAGATTCCTCTAATGTATCCATATTCGTAGATGGTGCCACGGGAAACGTGGGCATAGGCACTGACGTGGCAAGGGACAACGTGGAACTCCATGGAAATGTCGTCATTGGAAATAAACTTACATTCGGTGGTCTGGTCGGTGATACATACGGTAATACCGTGTTTTTAGAACGAAGTTATCATGACGATTCTAATAAAAACGAACTCATCATTTATAA